TTTTAGAAGGTACTTGGGTAATCGGTTTTTTTGCTGATGGTGCAGAAGCACAAAGACCAGTGATCATGGGCACATTGGCTGGCATTCCAACTGAGGGGACAGACACTCCAAAGGAGTTTTTTGATCCAGCAGCTGTTTATCCAAAAGTTCTTAATGCGCCCGATACACCATTACTTGCTCGGGATGATGCAGAAGAAGACAACACGCTTGTAAATAAAAGAGCAGCCAAATCGAGTCTTGGTAAGGTTCCAACAGCAACCGCACCCGATACTGATTCGCTTGGCGAACGATACACTGCAGATTATGCTCTAGATGAAAATGATGTAGAAGATACAAGACCAACCTGGGAAGAACCGAATCCCAGATATGGCGGTGAAACTGTAAATGAATATCCAGATAATATCACAACTAGCTCATCGTATCCATATAACCACGTTCACAAGTCAGAATCTGGTCATGTATTTGAAATAGATGATACTGCTGGCGTTGAAAGAATCCATCAATATCATAGAACAGGAACCTTCGAAGAAATTCAGCCCGATGGTACTCGTGTCACAAAGGTAGTTGGTAAGGATTATCGTGTTACAGTCAGTGACGAAAAGGTTTATATTCAAGGCAATCAAACCGTAACGATCGTTGGTGACTGTAAGCTGTATGTACAAGGCGATCATTACACTGAAGTTGATGGCAACCAATACGTTACGGTTCGTGGCGACCGAGTGGTAAAGATACAAGGTAATGATAAGAAAGAGGTGATGAGCGACGAGTTTACGCAGATCAATGGCAACAAAACTATGCGTGTGTCTGGCGATAGAAAGACAATCGTTGATGGTTCTTATACTGAAACGATCGGTAAAGATAATAAGATCCAAATCAAAAAGAACGAAGTCAAAACTGTATTCGTCAATAGCAAAACAACCGTACTTTCAAATACAGATATTGTTACAATCAAAAATTTAAATATGGGGTCTGGGCAAAAGATGGGTATTGCTTCTGGTAGTACATATGATCTAAAAGTCGGAGGAGCTGCGACAATGGACTTTGATAGCACATTAAAAGAACAAGTCACTGGTGCTTCTCACGTTACGTTTGGCTCAACTCACTATACACAGTATGGCGGTGTCAACTCATTCACTCATGTTGGTGATAGAAAAATCTATATCAAGGCAGACACATATGCAAGGCACGATGCTGGTACTGACTATTCATGCTCAACCGACCCAGCTCGTACAGGCGATGAGGATTGCTCCACACCCGAAACACCAACGGCGCCATAGGAGAAATAGATGGCTATACCAGTTAAATTAGATCTCTGTGGAGTTGATCTTAAGATTCAAGGTATTGACAATGCAATGCTTGATGTCGAAAAGAAACTAGGAGAATTGACATCTCAGGGAAAGGGTATTGCTGGTAGTTTAAGTAGTATCCAAGGAGATCTACAAAATCAGCTTTCCGCAATGCAAGGTAAAATGGAAGAATTGATTCCTGAAATAAAAGCAGAGCTACCGAATTTACAGGTTGAGATCAATAAACTTCTTGGGCAGTTGACCAATCCTATCAGCTTTTCAAATCAACTGGATTCAATAAAAGAAAAATTTGGTGATATTCCAGATGTTAATATTGATGATCTCGTTAATAAGTTGAAGTCTAATCCTCTTGGATTCGATCCTTGCAAGGAGGTTCCGAACTTCGATGTTGAACCGCAACGAGATGATACTGGTAAAATTATTGCATACAATCCTATCAAAAAAGGCGAGAAACCAAAGGTTCCAGTTACTGATGCTAAAAAAATACCAACGCCTCCTCCTTCAAAAAAAGAAGAGGAAGTTAAGCCAGTGAAAGATGAGACGGTTCCTGCTAATATTACGCCTGAAGATAAAAAACTGCTTCCTCCAAATGTAGCTGCGACAGAAAAACCTGCTCAAAAACCAAAAGCAGAAGCTCCCACAACTACTACTGTAGATTGGCCAGATTTGTTCAAAGATATCGTCAAACTGAAACGAAAAGTGAAGATGAATGTTGATGATTATGAAACGAGACCAATAGTATTTACCAAAAAGGGCGATGGTTATTGGAAACCAGCAATGTTTCCAACTCAGTTAACCTTTGAGGAATATGTTGTTTCTAAGGTGTTTGGTATATTCTCATTTGCGTATCAAAGAATTAAAGCGATAAATGATCTAAGTGATTCAGCAAGGGAAAATTTAGTAGCCAGAGATCCTGAAAAATGGAATGCAAATAATTGGCAGCAGCTTGCTGACGCATGTATCAAATTTGTCAGAAATGGGCTACCAAATGCTTCCGGCCCAGAGGGGACATTTACGAAAGAAGGAAATAATTTCTCAGTCAGTATAGAACAAGCAACTCGTAGCGCAGTTCCAAAACCAGCTGGTGAATGGGGATCCAATAACAGTATACTCGCAGAGTAGTTTTATAAATAATAAAAACAAAAGAGAAATAACATGCCTGAACTTAAAGAACCAGTATTTAAAGATATACCTTTAAAGTTTACTGCTCATCCAGTTACTGGTAATGTCAAGGCTTTGGTAAATCGTGAAGCAGTAAAACAAAGTGTAAAAAATCTTGTTTTAACTAATTTTTATGAGAGACCATACAATCCAGTTTTAGGCGGTGATGTTCTATCGCAATTGTTTGAAAATATGGATTCTATTACAGAGTTCAATATTTCAAAAAATATTCGTCAAGTATTAGATAATTATGAACCAAGAGCAATTATTGATGACATCAAAGTAAGTGCAAATCATGATTCAAATGCTTTGAATGCAACAATTATCTTTAGAATTAAGAATGATCCAGAACCAATCATAGTTAATGTTTTATTAGAAAGAGTTAGATAAATGGCAGAATCTACTATTAGCGTTACAGAGTTAGATTTTGATAATATTAAATCATCTTTAAAAACGTATATTTCTTCAAAGCCTGAATTCACAGATTATAACTTTGAGGGTTCTACGATTTCTATGCTACTTGATTTGTTAGCATACAATACATATCAAAATGCCTTCTATACAAGCATGGTTGGAAATGAAATGTTTTTGGACTCTGCTCAACTCAGAGAGAGCGTAGTTTCAAGAGCAAAGATGTTGAATTATGTTACTCGCTCTGCAAGAGGAGCATCAACAACATTAACTGTAACCATCACACCTACAGGTTCTCCAACTTCTGTCACGATTGCAAAGAACACTGAATGGACTGCTACATCTGATGGTATTACCTACAAGTTTGTAACGCCTCAGGCATATTCATTTACTGCAGATCAAAATTATTCAGGCACAATTACAATCACTGAAGGAAGACCAGTAACGCATCGTTGGACAGTCAATACAAGTAATCCAGTTCGTTATATTATTCCAAATGAAAATGTTGATACAACTTCAATTTCTGTGGTCGTTCAAGAATCTTCTGTTGATAGCTCATCAGTAACACATACGCTTGCAAGTGATATTAGTGAAGTTACAGCTACCTCTCCTGTTTTCTTTTTACAAGAAGTAGAAAACAATCAATATGAGGTATATTTTGGCGATGGTGTAATTGGCAAAACACTTAACAATGGAAATATTGTAATTGTAAATTATAGAGTTTGTAATACCACAGAGGGTAATGGTATTTCTACATTTACAAATCCATCTACGTTGGCTGGGTATTCAACATTCACAGTTACAGTAAATGCTGCAACCTCCGGCGGCGCAGCTAACGAGTCTATTGAGTCAATTAAATTTAATGCACCAAAGAATTTTGAGACACAAAACAGAGCTGTTCTTGCTGAAGATTATAAAAGAATTATCTTACGCGACAATGCTGATTTTAATTCAATAAGTGTATGGGGCGGAGAGCAAAACACACCAGCAATTTATGGTAAGGTTTATATTTCAATCAAACCAACATCTGGTAATACAATTTCATCTGATAGAAAAACAGCAATTAAAACACAATTGAAAAAATATAATGTGTTGTCAATTGATCCTGAGTTTGTTGATGCTACATTCTTGTATGTTAAACCAACAATAGATGTTTATTATGATTCTTCATTGACAACATTAAATGCTACACAAGTTCAAGATAAAGTATTAACTGCAATTACAAATTTTGAAACAAATAATCTTGGTAACTTTGAGAACAAAAAATTTAGATATTCAAAATTTATTGAAACAATTACTGATTCTGATACTTCAATTAAAAGTGCATTAGTTGATGTACAAATGGAGAAAAGATTTACTCCAAGTACAACAACTACTTCTGCTTACAATATTGCTTTTAATAATGTAATTAGAGAGCCAGTTTCTTCTGGTCATGCAACACACTCTGGTGCGCATTACATTTCTTCATCTGCGTTTACATATCAAGGGAAAACTGCATACTTAGATGATGATGGTGAAGGAACAATCAGAATTTGGTATCAACTATCAGTTGATACTGTGGCGTATTTAGATTCAAATGCAGGAACTGTTAATTATAAAACAGGATTGGTTACATTATCTAATTTCTTGCCATCCGCAATTTCTGGTTCATATATTTCTATTTTTGCAACACCAGTGAAAAATGATATTAGTGCAGTAAGAAATCAAATATTATTAATTAGTAATGCAAAGGTAACTGTGATCGATGAAGCAACAACATTGGTTGCTGCTACAACAAGAACAGCTACAACACAAGGTGTATCTACTTACGCTATCGATTCAGGTTTATATCCAGTGGTATACTAATTAATGTCTACTGATAAAAAAATATCGAATCTTATAGAACAACAGTTTCCTTTCTTCGTTCGCGATGAAGGACCAAATCTTGTTGCATTCTTAAAAGCATATTATGAATGGACTGAGCAAGCAAACAATGCAATTGAAGTTTCAAAGAATCTATTAAATTATCAAGATATTGATGCAACATACAACAAATATTTAAATTATTTTGATAAAGAAATTTTACAATCAATTCCTAAATCGATACTTGCTGATCGAAAGAAACTTGCTAAACATATTAAAGATATCTACAGAGCAAGAGGTTCTGAGTTATCTTATCGTTTATTGTTCCGCGTCCTTTTTAATGAAGAAATTGATTTCTATTATCCAGGCGAGGATATACTTCGCGCATCAGATGGTCGATGGATAAAAGAAACAACGATTAGAGTTTCAATTCCAAGAACTGCAACATTAACTCAATTTTTAGGACAAAGCGTAACTGGATTGACAAGCGGCGCATCAGCGCGTGTTGATAAGATTAATACTGTATTTTCCGGTGGTGTTCTTGTTGATGAATTATATTTGTTGGACATTGACGGAACATTTCAAGATTATGAAAGAGTTGCACTTACAAGCAACAATAGTATCTATGCAACAATAAGTGCTAGTGTTGGTCCATTACAGGGCGTATCAGTATTTAATGGTGGGGCTTTACATCAAACCGGCGATGCGATATCATTTGCATCTGCTTCTGGTACTGGCGCAAATGGTGTAGTCACTGCAATTTCTGATACAAGTGCTGTGATGTGGAATATCGCCGATGGTGGCTCTGGGTATACAGCAAATGCTACAATTACAATTACAGGTGGTTCAGGAGTTGGAGCTGCCTTTACAATTGCTAGTATTGCAAATACTGAAATTATTGCGATCAATACCGACACAATTGCTCCTGTTGCAAATGTAGTCTTAAATACAGGTCCAACATTTGTTTCATTAGGTGCAAATACAGCTGCTGTCTCAGCTAATCTAGCAATTGCAAATATTTCAACACCGCTAAATGCTCTTGCATTTTCAAACGTAACAGTTGGAACAATTTCCGCTTTAACTGTTACAAATTATGGTTATGGTTATCTTTCTCTACCATCAGCAACAGTAATACAAGAAAATATATCTGATTTGGAAATTTCTGATGGTTCTGGTGGAATTAAAGGAAGAAACGCTTCAATTACTCCAGAAAATGCTTCTGGTGCTATTACTGCTGTAAATGTTACAAATTTTGGTAGCAACTATAGTAGAACAGATAATATTACCATAACAAATCTTACACGAGCTGGTACTGCTGCTGCCCAGGGAACACCAGAAGTATCTGGTATGGTGTTTTATCCTGGTAGGTATGTTGATACAAAAGGTTGGCTATCTTGGAATAATAAACTTCAAGATAACTTATATTATCAAGAATTTTCTTATGAAATTAGATCAACAAAAGTTACAAATGCTTACAGACAGTTGGTAAATGCGATTGTTCATCCAGCTGGTACAAAGATGTTTGGACGTATCAGTCTGTTCTCTGATGTACAAACAACAGTTGTAACCGTTGATAGTCAAGGAATTCCAACTGGAACTGAAGCACCAGCGCAATCTAAACTTAATATTGAGAGTGAAATTTCTATTGATCTTCCAACAATTATTTCTGATTTTGGAACCCTTGAAATCTCACCAGGACCTATATTAGAATATACAGCAAACACAACTGTAGTAACAACAGCAACAACATTAACTGTTTATGCTACAGGCACTGGTTCGTTGTTTACTTCAAATGCTACAACAATCAATGCGTATTCTACCGAAATTATTAATACATACGCTCTATTGCCAGTTGGCGATCTTGGTTCACCAAAACTTCTTGTTGGTAATAATACTCTGTTCACAGTTGAAATACCAACATCGAACACAGGTCTATGGATAATAGATACATATGGTGGTACCGCAAATGGTCTATACTTCACAAATGCAACATACTCTAATACATTTGCAACATTGAAACTACCATATCCAAATCTAAGTCTTTCAAACGGAAGTTTTTACTATATCGCTAATACTTCCTAGTTATGAAATTATAAATAAATAAAATAAATTCTGCAGAGGATTGAATAAATGCCAGGCACAGTTACAAGAAGATTTAGAGTTCATAATGCAGAGCAGTTTCATGAAGCATTCGGTGAAGCAGCCGCAACAAATATGTATCTCTTTATTTCTAGAGTCTCCTCATGGGACGATGACAACGACCCTCCCACTCCAACAGACTCAATACAAGTTACAGAATATGACAATTGGAGAGAAATGATTGGCGCAAAACGCGCTCAATCTGCCGATGTTACATTTGCTGTACCAAGATACGATTGGACAACTGGTAAAGTCTATAGAGAGTATAATACTTCTTCTTCAACATTATTTGATGCACCAGCTTCCTCAAATACATTTTATGTAATGAATAGTAATTATGATGTATATAAATGCTTATTTAATAATAAAGCTGCATCATCAACAGTTGAACCAACAGGAACTTCAACCTCTACTCTTGTAACTGCTGACGGATACCACTGGAAATACATGTATTCAGTAGATGCTGGTTCTGCTCTCAAGTTTCTCACAACAAACTGGCATCCAGTAAAGACTCTTACCTCTGATGATGGTTCTGCTCAGTGGGACGTTCAAGCTGCAGCAGCGAACGGCGCAATTAATATTATTGATGTTACAGCAGGCGGTTCCTCATATGAATCTCAAACTGGAACGCTCGCGGGCGTATTATCATCAACAGTTATGGATCTTTCTTCTGGCGCTTCTGCTGATAATGGTCGATATACTGGCGGCGCACTTTATATTTCTTCTGGTCTAGGGTCTGGGCAAGTAAGAAATATTACTAATTATGTTGGTGCAACAAAGCGTGTTACGGTTAGCCCAGCATTTACTGTCACACCAAACACCACATCAACTTATCTAGTTGGTCCAAGAGTGACAATTACTGGCGATGGTTCTGGTGCAGCTGCTTATGCTAATGTAAACTCTGGCGCAATTAACTATGTAAATATGGTAGCAGTTGGTTCTAATTACTCACAAGCAACTGTAACAATTACTTCAAATACTTCTCATGGTTCTGGTGGTACTGCTAGTGCTTATATTGCACCTCCAGGCGGTCATGGTTCTGATCCAGTTGGTGAACTGGCTGGCCATAACGTAATTGTAAACGTACAGTTAATTGGTTCTGAAACAGATACACTACCAACCACAAACGATTTCAGAGTCTTTGGTATTATTCGAGATCCAAAACTTCTTTCAAATGGTTCGGTAGCTACTTCATCATCTTATGATCAAACAACGCAATTAACTGTTTCAAGTGTTTCTGGTTCTGGTAACTTTACTCTTGACGAAGTTATCCGTGGTGGTACTTCTGGAGCTTCTGGTAAGTTGGTTTCATTTGCTAATACAAATGCTGCAAATACAGCTGGGGTTATTCGTGTTCTTGATTCAAAGTCAAACGGCACGTTTACTACTTCTGAAACTCTTACCGGGCTAACAAGCGGCGTTACTTCAACTCTTGGTTCAATCTCCTACGGTACTTTGAAACCGTACACTGGAGATATTCTCTATATAGAGAATAGAGGTCCTATTGCAAGAGCCTCTGATCAAATCGAAGACATTAAACTTATTGTGAAATTCTAAGGAATATCTGAATGGCAATTGTAGCAAATACTGGGTCTTTGACGACAAACTTTAATGTTAGTCCTTATTATGATGATTTTGATGAGACAAAAAACTTTCACAGAATCTTATTTCGTCCAGGGCTTGCAGTTCAAGCTCGCGAACTTACGCAGCTACAAACGATCCTACAAAATCAGGTAGATAGATTTGGAGAACATGTATTCCAGGAAGGTTCTGTTGTTCGTGGCAATGAACTAACATATGATAACGCAATTAAATATGTTAAAATCCGCGATGACGATAACAATGGAGCTGCAGTAAATACAGCTGCCTTTGTTGGGTCAACACTTACAGGTACCACATCTGGAGTCACTGCATATGTAATTGATGCTTTAACAGGCGCGGAAGTAAATACTCCAAATACAAAAACTCTCTATATTCGCTACACTGGTGCGGGTACACTTGGCACTACAGCAGCATTTCAAAGCGGCGAACGGTTAACAGCAAATACTATTCCTGCAATTTCTGCGAA